GCTCACCACAGCTCCCCTCGCTTGAAAGCACCCCACCCCTCAAAGATCACCCACCCCCACTCTTGACACGGCAAATTACACCACGTAGAATACTAACCTATCAAGGCGACGGGTCCCCCCTCGGACGCTCCAACTTACACAACATACATACATACTATAGAAGTGATGGCACAGCAGAGACGCAGAGTAACAGAGGAACATAAGGCACAGATACAGGGGTTATGGAACGCTGGTCTTTCGAGACAGTCGATTGCCAACACCCTAGGGTTTAGTGTCAACACTGTTCGAGACGTAATCAAACGTTTACAAAAACAAGGTGTGATACCAAAGCGTCACGAGGCGATGCAGCTAAGTGACGAGGACATCCAATCGTTGGCACAAGAGGCGAGGGTGAGCGTGGAAGTGGTTCGACACTTACTAACGCTTGCTCGTAAAGAGAGAAAGAATGTACCAATGAGAGCGGTGGTGGGGTCATACCTTGCCCTTTGGACATCGCAACAGGGTCGTTGTTACTATACCGGAGCTACATTAACGGTGGACGGTTCGCCTCGTAGTGCTGAGCTTGTTCAGACTGGAGGGATTGGCAAAGTGTTTGTTTCTAAAATTGCTCGTGATTTTAGGGGTAAGATGTCGCACCAGTCGTTTCTTCGCATCGTCGGTGCGGTGGCGAGATACTCGCTCAAGCATAAAGTTTAAGTAAAAAGTGCGGTGGGGTATTGCCTAAATACCTCCGCTTGCTTATAATACGACGTGTACCCTGCACGTAGCAGGTTTGTCAGGCAGTGCCTGGGTCACTCCGGGAGGCTGTCACACTCCGAGGGGGGCTCGTCGTAGGGTACGCTACACAAGGTGGGTTGGTATAATTGGGCGTATTACACATCATTCCTAGCGTGATGTAATGTAGGTTCGAATCCTACACTCACCGCCACAGTGTATCTGTGATACATTACTGTATACCTGTGATAAGCCACTTGTATAACGGTGGTGTGTTTCAAGTCTCTACACAGAGGTTTTTCTTTATTTGAGTCGTTCATATCTCATCTAGAGTTCCTTTTTACCTTGTGTGTAGACAGGAGGCATCCTGAGTCCGAACTTGAGACATACCACCGATATGCACGGGACCGAGAACTTTGTGAATATCAGACATAGGCTTGTTACAGAGCTTTAGCTAAACTAAATTTTCATAAGATTCCTTTTTAGGCTCTACTTTCATAGCGAGGTAGAGCCTCTTTTATTTGTTGGAATACCCCTTGATACAGGCTGATCTAACCTATACAGCAGGTTGTGTATGTTATACTGTCGATTGTGTATGTTATACAGCCGGTGGAAAATCTTCAGATCCGCTGGTGGTGACATCAGCATCTGTAGTACCGTGTATTCCAGGCTGCTGGGTGATGTCTCCGTCCCAGTTGGTGATGCGGGTGCCTTGTGTCTCAGGGTGCTTAGCGACAACAGCTCCACCTGCAGGTTTTTCTTCCCGTTTGTTGTTGATATAGGACGTCTGTACGTTGGCTGTACCAATTTTACATTTGTTGAGTACTGCAGTTTTAGGGATGGTGACACCGTTGAGACTGCAGTTGTCGAAGATGCAGCCGTCACCGAACTTGATGAAGTTGGTGAGGGTGGCGTTCTCGAAGAGGGTGCCGTTTGGGAAGCTGCCACCGGGGCCGAAGCTACCACCCTGTTTTACTTGTCCGTTTGTGCCGACATCCCACTTAGTGAGTTGGTCGAGTACGTCATCTTTGGTTTGTGATTGTCCTGATTGGACATATTGATATTGGTAAGTCATTGTGTCCTCATTGATGTCTGTGTAAAATACAAGGGTATTAATTAGGAGATTCCCCCCGTGAGTGATAAGACAATACAGGATTTGATTACGAAAAGCGAGGCTGATACGTCCGATGGGGCGTCACGTGCTGCGTTTTACAAAAATATATTCATACCAAGTTTGGCTCGTGACATCGTTCTGTTTGGTAAGCAGCACGGTGTTGAGATTATTGAGCAGTATGGGTTAGATGCCAGTGACCTGGCCAAGATCATTGAGATGCCGATATTCAAGTCCGAGGTGAAGAACCTACGGATGATGATGGACGAGGGCGTCTTGATCACGGCACAGATGAAAGCGGCGGCGGCACTAGAGGGTGCGGTTGACGTGTTGGCAGAGCAACTGATACGTGAAGATATTAAGCCGAGTGAAGTTTGTATGGTGGTGAGAGAGTTGAAACAGATGGCGACGCTTACTCATACTCAGGTCATTAGCAAGGGTGCGGTGGCCAAAGGTGATGAGGTGACAAGCTCTGCAGGTATGGTGGTCAACTTCTCATTTGGAGACCCATCACAACTCCCGCCTGTTCGAGAGGCGATTGATGTGACACCGGTGAGCAAACTGATCCCACAAGAGGAGACGGTTGTGGATGTAAATATGTTTAACGAGGTTGTGAATGAGTCAGAACGCTAATACATTTGACCTGAATAAGTACCCGACGCTTAATGCGTTTGCACGCAGTGATGCGTTCATCAAGTTCGTGGTCGGCCCTGCAGGAAGTGCCAAGACATCCTATATGGCCGTAGAGTTGTTCCGTCGTGCGTGTTTGCAAGAACCGGCAGAAGATAAAGTGCGGTATTCTCGCACGCTTGTTGGTCGTAACACGTATCAAGTTTTGAAGTCTGCCACCATCCCTACATTTGAGAATATGCTAGGTTGGTTGGGAGAAGCGATCACGTTTAAAAAAGGGTCGTTCCCACCGACTGCACACGTGCGTGCGAGACTGTCTGATGAAACTTATGTGCACTGGGATATTGAGTTTGTGTCGTTCGATACAGAAGATGCCGTGAGTAAACTCTTGGGTTATGAACCTACCAATGCGATGCTCGATGAGATTTCAGAGTTGCCGGAGGAGCTAATCGACTCCGTGGTGAGACGTTTGGGTCGTTATCCGAGTGGTAGGAAAGGCAAGCCGACGTGGGTTGGGTTGATTGGTGCGACTAATGGTCCACGCAAAGACCACTGGTTATACCAATGGTCGCTTGGTTCTCGTGACAAAGAGTTTGCAAAAATCGAAGCAGCGACGGGGCGAAAACAGTTTGAGTTATTCCGACAGCCTGGTGGCCTTATTGAGAAAGCTGAGGGCGAGTGGGTACCGAATCCGTTGGCTGAGAACATTGACAACTTACCAGGTGGATATGGCTACTACTTTAATATGTTGAGTGGAGATCGTCAGCGTGTGAGAGCATACGTTGAGGGTGACTTCGCAGATATTGTGACTGGTAAGGTAGTGTACCCTGAATTTAGACGTGACACACACGTATGGGTTGGTGGACACGAGAAATTACCATCTTCACTACGACTTTATCTTGGCTTCGACTTTGGTCGTACACCGGTTTGTACGATTGCCACAGCGACGCAAAGCGGCAAGCTTATTGTGATTGATGAGGTGATGGGAGAAGACATTTCCATTGATACCTTATGTACAGATTTTTTATTTCCTGTCTTGCGTCAAAAGTATCCTCGTAGCACAATAGAGGGAGCGTGGGGAGACCCGGCCGGTAATGTTGAGACACAGGCGTTGGATGTTTCACCATTTGATGTGTTGTTGAAACACGGCATACCGATTGAAGATCCGGGTGGTAATAACAAACTTCAACCACGACTAGAAGCTGTTAAACAGCGATTAACTCGATTGGATGGTGAGGGTCGACCAGCGATTTTGATTACAGACAACTGTAAGTATATAATTGAGGCGATTGGCTCAACTTATATTTATGAGAAAGTTAAGGGCCGTAATGATACGGTTCGTGATGTACCGACGAAATCACACGAGGGTTGGTGCTCGGATTTATGTGATGCTCTCTCATATTTGTGTATGGGTTATAATGCACTGGTGGGAATGAAGCAGCGTAGACGTAGAGTGCTGCCATCGTTAAAACGAAGTGCTATGTAGGAGAAGAATATGCAGTTAGACAAATGTCGTTGCCGACGCAACGCAGGCGTGTTAGGCAAAGTGCAACGTAATAAGTAGGTGATACAATGGCTGAGCTCTCGAAGAAAAGACAGAGACAGATACGAGCGGACTTAGGTGCGTACGTACGTAAACGCTTTGAAGAAGCACGCTATGCCAAGGGTGAGATTTATGACACGCTCACTCAGTGCTTGAAGCAGATTAAAGGTGAACGTATTGGTGGGGTTGGTATTGATCCTGAAGTGGATGCCAACTGCAACATTACCTCGCCTATTGTTCGTGGTACGGTTGGTCTAATCCGTGATGTGTTTGCCAACAGTTTGGAGAGCCCATTTGTTATCAAGGCATCTCCTGTTGTTGATTTAGACAAAGGTGCAGAGCGTACTGTAATGGACGTGTTACTCAAGAAGTATGCGGCTATGCAGCAAGAGGGCATTGTACCGACTGATGCTGAGATTGAGGCTGACGTACAAGAGAACTTGATGGCGGCGGGGACGCTTGAGAAGCAACGTCTCGCAGATGCTGCAGCAGCACGTATGAACACGCTCATTCAGGACAGACTGCAGGATGCGGATTGGCTACCTGAGTTTGGTGATTTCATCTATAACTTTGTGGCATACCCTGCAGCGATTTTAAAAGTACCTGCGATGAAGCAGAAGATGTGGAAAGAGTGGAGTGCAGAAGACGGTCGTCAAGTCGTTCGTAAACGTGTTGTACGCTCTGTTGAAAATATCAGTCCGTTTGATTTCTACCCAGCTCCATATGCCCAAGATGTGCAGAGTGCCGAATACGTCATCGAGCGACGCAAGGTTACACGTACGGAACTGGCCACTTGTTATGCGTTACCAGGTTACTCCAAGGATGGACTCGATGATGTTTTCGAGTTGTATCCGAACGGATATTTAGAGCCGTATGAGGAGAGTGAGAATAGACCTGACTCTGACCTAGAGGGTATTCCGTCCGATGAAGATGGCGACCACAGTAAGGCACAAGGTGCGTTTGACTGTTTGGGATTCTACGGTTCTATTCAAGGTAATATTCTTGCAGCGTTTGGTGTGTCTGTAGAAGACGAGAACCGCAACTATGAAGCTGAGATTTGGATCATTGATGACATCGTGATCAAGGCGACATTAAACCCAGATCCATTGGGTTTACGTCCGTTCTATGCAGCGTCATTCGAGCCAATTCCTGGTTCGTTTTGGGGAGAGTGTATTACCACACGACTAGCCGATACACAGCGTATTTTAACTGCGACTGCAGTGGCACACGTAGTAAACCTTTCTTATGCGAGTGGTGTACAAGGTGAGGTAGACGAGTCACGCTTAACTGATGAAGATGACCCACGTATTGTTATCCCGAACTCATTACGACCGGTGGTGTATGATACTAAACACAATGGTATGCCAGCGATTCGTTTCTACACTGTTCCTGATTTATCAGCGAACTTGATCAACGTGATTCAATTCCATCAACAGCAAGCCTACGAGCTTGTCGGTATTCCACGTGTAGCGTTTGGTTCGAGTGAGAACTTAGGCACAGTGGGGCGTACCAGTGGCGGCGTGGCGATGGTTTTAAACCAGGCTAGTAAGTCTGTGAAATATGCGTTGCGTATTTTAGAAGAACGCATTATCGAACCTGCAGTGCAGTCATTTATCGACTACGAGTTGTTCTTTAATTCTGACCCGACAATCAAAGGTGATATTCGAGTTCACGCTCGTGGTGTTAGCGGATTGGTTGAAAAAGAGAATAAAGAAAGTAAACTTGAGTGGGCATTACAATCTATGGCACCATATGTCCAATTACCGGACCCTGAAACAGGACAACCTATTATTCCTGCGAAAGGTATCAAAGCATTGGTGTTTGAGTTATTCAAATCAGTTGGTGTGCCTACCGATGACATATTCCCTGATTACGAGTTCCAACGAGCTGTTACAGGTGGAAGTGTTCCGCAAGCACCGAACCCGATGGTACAAGGGGCAACCTTGGATGGTCGTAGTGGTTCTGCCGCTGGTGCGATTGCCAATATGAATAGTATGGGTGGCGGTGGCAACCCACAACCTGGAGCGTTATAATGGCGTTTAAGAAAACTTTAGAAATTAAAAAAGAAGATGGTATCGCACTAGATGTGAAACCCGTCGAGTTCACCACAAACGAAGCTATCGCACTTTATGTGAAAGCTGAGTTGAGTGCCACCGACAAGTTTACATACAACCCATCTGTACAAATCTTCCGATTGGTAGATGTGTCAGAGGACTGTGGTTGTGACGAAGAATGTATCCCATTTGGTGAAACTTGCGACCTGATCTACTTACCGAAAGGTCGATACAGCGTGACGGCGTGCTCGCTTGACAGCAACAAGTACTACGATGAAGTATCAGATGCTGATATTAAGGTTCACTTAATTGGTGAGACACTAACTTCTGAACAGAAAGAAGTGTTGTTGATGAACGCAAACAAGGGGTGCTAAATGTCCGTCGTCGTTTCACGCAAAGAAGCGTATGCGTTAAAAGTATTTAGAACGAGCCCTGGTGCCGAAGACATCAAGGCTGTTCTGTTACGTGAGTTGAATTTAGAGCGTGAACTCTTTGAGAGTGAGCCAGTGAATGAAGATACACGTAAGAAGATCATCGCATACAAAGTTGCTCTAGGCGTGTTATTTGACGAAGATTTGGTTAAGGAGCAGGAATGAAGTGCAAAACAGGCTACTCGGCATATAAGTTGTTCAAAGCCAACACAGCATTAGTATTTCACATTGAGTGTGCCACCGAAGATGATTTGTTTGGTATCGAGTATGCACCCTTTGACGAACAGTCACAGTGTATGGATGATTTGAAGTTCCATCCAGTGCTAATTAAAGGTGAACGTGTAACTTTTGATAACAAAACGAGTCCGTTCGTGTATACTACACCCGCAAAAGCATACTATCGTATTGTAAACTTAGGATTTGATAATACGAGAGCGTGTGTTAATATAATTGATACGTATGAGGTTAAACCCTATGTCGAACGGTAAACCAGTAGAAAATTTTTATAAACGTCGTAAGAAAGTATTAGCTCTTACGAAAAGTAGTGTGCAGTTCCAAGAATACACAGCGTATTTAGAAGATCTGCTTAAGGAAGAGCGTGTCCAATACGAAGAAAACACAGCTACCGAGTTCGCTCGTGGTCGTGTCTCTATGTTGAAGCACCTCATTGATGAACTTAAAAATGGTAAATAGAGATGACAACCCAATACGACCCCTCGGCGCTCGACACAATA